TATGTCTCTACGCTCGCAATCGTGGATGAGGCCGACTTATCACCCGATTTGAATGCTCTGCTTGGAGCCGTTAAACCAACTATTGATAATGGTGGCAAGCTAGTTTTACTAAGCAGAGTGAACAAATCAGAACCTATGTCCGAGTTCAAAGCGATATACAGGGGGGCAAGGGCTGGGGACAATGGGTGGTTCCCAGTCTTTCTCCCCTGGCAAGCACATCCAAGTCGCAATGATGACTGGTATGAGAGGCAAAAACGAGATATTGTCTCTAGAACTGGTGCAATTGATGACCTTTGGGAGCAGTACCCTGCAACTGATGTGCAAGCCTTGGCAGAGAAAACACTGGACAAACGTATACCACCGATGTGGATAGAGGTCTGTTTCAAAGACTTAAAGCCGCTTGAAATAAGCAAAAGACATCTTGCACCAGGATTCATCATTTACTTTGCACCAGAGGTTGGTGTAAGATACGTTTTGGGTGCTGACCCAGCGGAGGGTAATCCCAACTCTGATGATAGTTCTCTAACCGTTCTGAATATAACAACAGGTGAGGAAGTAGCATCTCTGGCGGGTAAGTTTGAACCGGCAGTGTTCGCAAATTACATCACTCAAGTTAGCCAGTATTACAACTATGCACCTGCTATGGTGGAGCGCAACAATCATGGACACTCAGTCATACAATGGATGGAAGAACACGGAAGGCGGACTAGGCTTCTACTCGGACACGACGCTGAGTCGCACAAAACAGACCGAAAGACCGTCAAAAAGAGAAAGCGTATTAAAGCGGGGTGGCTCTCCAGCACACTCGGCAAGACCATCCTCTACACGATTACGACCGAGTTCTTCAGAACGAATGCAAACTTTGACCACCCTGAAGAGGGAAGCACAACGGTATTACACAATCTGGAAACGTATTCACAACTGTGCAGCATTGAAGCTGAATCATTATCGGCACCCAAGGGGAAACACGACGACAGGGCAGACAGCTTCGCTCTAGCTGTTGCGGGTAGGGCGCAAATGTTAGGCAAGGCGTTTAGCGGCATGGTGCCAGCAACTTCTGTTAAGGGATGGGGTATTTAATGGGTTTACGAGACTGGTGGAATAGATTTCTACGTGCAGTAGCACCGCCCCCTATTGAGAAGAAGCCCGTACCCACAGGTCGCCTCTCAGTTGATAGTGCAACCCAACAGGGCAGCCTTGGTACCACGATTGTTGCACCAACTGACCCAGAACAGTTCTGGAAGTTCAATAACGTTGACACTCTCAATATTGGGCAGTTCACGCCAAAAGAACTTCTGGATATGCTGATTGACTTGTCCCCAGATGTGAGTTATGCCATGTGGCAGTTTCAGCGCATGTGCAACTCTGGTTGGGAGTATAAATGCTACAACATTACGGGTGAGAGGGTTGTCAATGACCAGGGCAAGCTGATGCTGGATATTTTCTTTGATTTGTTGAAGCAGCAGTACGGGTCACCTGATGTGGTGCTAAACCGCTACTTTCTAAACGCATTCCTGCGTGGTGCATTTTGTGGGGAGATTGTTTTTGCAGCGGGTGGAATACCAGTAGATTTAGCTGCACCAGACCCATTCTCAGTTCGTTTCCGACAGATTAAAGACCCAGCTAGAGGTGTTATTTGGCAACCAGGACAGGTGCAGGGGAGCAAGTTTGTTCCACTAGACATACCCACGTTCAAGTACATCCCCGTAGACCCCGCTCCAGCTTCTCCATATGGGCGTTCTCTTGCTTCTCCTGCCATGTTTACTGCCATTTTCAGTCTGAGTGTCCTTCATGACATTAAACGGGTCATCATGCAGCAGGGCTATAAGCGCATGGACATCTCTATGGACACAGAGCAAGCCATGGATAGCTTCACCTTTGACCCACAGGGCTATGCTACGCTGGGTGATTACATGCGTGCTGCGATTGATGCCATTAAGACCACCTATGCTGCTCTGCAACCAGATGACGCCTTGGTTCACACAGACATATTTGAGATTAATAATCCCAGTGGAACGATAGATGCTGATAGCATCGGTGCGATTAACCTGATTATGCAACGGTTGGAGATGATGGTAACCAGAGCATTGAAGGCTAATGGCGTTGTGATGGACACCAGCAACAACACCAATGAGACTGACGCCAATCGCAAGTGGGAGATATACGTTGCAGGTATTAAATCTATCCAACATCTGTGCGAATCTATGCTGGAGTCAATGCTGAACTTGGCAGTTCAGAACAGTGGTATTCAGGCATATGTTGAGTTTCGTTTTGCTGAACTGAGAGAAGCTGAGATGTACCGTGATGAGCAGACACGAACGCTACGCATTATGAACAGCAGAGCAGAGTACGATAATGGTTACACCACTCAGGATGAATCTTCTCTGAACACGGTCAACCATCTTGCAGTTGCACCTGAGCCACTGGATATAGCCGCTGCCTCTTTGCCACAGGGCAAGGATAATAATGCGGGTGCAGAGAAGAACGATGATAAGCCAGGAGTTAAGAAAGATGCCGAACCAACAACCCGTTCAACCAACGGATACCACAAAGAAAAACTGGCGCTTTAATAAGGCGGCTGGATTTCGGTGTTTACATTGCGGTCTAATTCGTTATACTGGAGAAACGTGTCCTAAATGTGGTCACTTCTTTTCAGAGTTGGTTATCGTTGACCCAAGGGATGCAAGTGCAGAGGGTAACAGAGAGGCACCAAAGCTATGAATCAGGAACTAAGTCATACCGCCAGAGTATCTCCCTTGGCTTCTTACACAGATGCACGTTATCAAAATCTTCTACAAATGGTTCGTGATGCAGGAGTAGCAGAGGGTGTAGAGCCATTTCTGTTTGATGCAGAGATTAGCAATGACCTGCTCGACTCCCACTACACTCACATGAACGAGAAGACTCTTGAGAATTATGCAGAGGATGCAAAGCGGGGTGTTGCTTTTCTTCGTGGACATAACTGGAAAGAGCTACCGATTGGCTACTCTTTGGATGGGACGGTTGAGAAGGGTACAAAGATTCGTACTATTGCTAACTTCTACACTGTACCAGGGATGCCTGACACGGATGATTTGATTGGGCGTATTAAATCCGGCTTGCTCAGAGATGTGAGCGTTGGCTTTCATGGTGGAACCATGCGCTGTGACATTTGCCAGAGCGAGTTCTGGGATTGTCGTCACTGGCCTGGATTAAAGTATGAAGAGAAGAAAGGTGATGTAGTTACCGTTAAGTTGGCAACTTACACCATTGAAGATGCAAATTTATCAGAAGTGTCCGGTGTGTTTGATGGTAGTACACCCGATGCCATGATCTTAAAGGCTCAACGTGCAGCTCAGGCTGGGGATTTAACACTTGAACAGATTGAAATTTTGAGTAACAAGTACCGAATTTCTTTGCCGACTAAGAAGACATTTCCAGTAACTAAGAAGGAGAGTCGTATGACTGAGGAAGAAATCACTAAGATGCGTACTATCTTAGGAGTTGCCACAGATGAGGAGATTGTCAGTGGAGCGGAAATATTGCAGCGTAAACTGGCTGAACTTACACCACAAGCGGCGGATGGTGTTGCTTACCGTAATGACCTTGTGACAGACGCCTTGGCACAGGGTGTTCGGGCGCAAGGAAAGGAGTTTGATGCAACTGCCTACGAAGCTATTTTGCGAGTTGCTCCCATCGACACCATCAAGCGGATGCGTGACGACTGGAAGAGGATGGCAGACAAGCTCATTCCAACTGGTCGCCACTCGGTTGACACCGACAATGAGCCGAAGAAGAAGGTTTCTGCTACACCAGATTACGCATTTCAGTAGGAGGAGATATGATGCCGATGGGATATGGCGGTAGGATGACGCCTGAAGAGATTATCGAGATTAATAGTTTGTTCACTGAACTGGAAGCGACTGTTAAAGTTAAGAAGGTTCGCAAGCTATTAGAGCATGTCAATAAGTTTGTCAATCGCATGAGCGATGGTGTGATTGCTTACGTAAACTGGAACAGTTAAGGGGGAGAGATGAAGACATTTCTGTTTGTGTTGATGATTGCGATTTTTGTGCTGGCTGCTGGGGCACCCCAGGGTTATGGGGGTTAACATGAAGAAATTTGTGCTTGGGATTGTCACAACACTTACTCTCTTGGTTTGCCTTTGGGCATCCTTGGTATTCATTGTTCCTTCTG